ATCGAAGGTCCACGAGAACGAAGGGATAAACGCAGCAGATGCAGGACGAATGTCGGCAGGATTGAGCGTTGCTGTTCCGCCAGAAGACGAGGCGTTCGCTGCCGTCTGCGCATAGGTGAACGTGGTGTTCCCGGTGCGCGTAATCGTGAACGTACCGTTGAAGGAAGATGTGGTAACGCCTGCGATCACAACTGATGTTCCGGTTTGGAACTGATGCGTTGTCGAAGTCGTTATTGTAACTACGTTGGTTGCACGGACAGCCGTCGAGATCGTGTAAACAGGATCGTCCAGCCCATAGTACAGATCGCCGTAATCGCTGGCCCCGTAAGCGCCGGACAGGCCAGTCGTTTCTCCGACAAAGCCAGACGGCGTAATGTCGCTGTAAGTTGCGCCCTCCAGAACAGAAATCCCGCCACTCAGGCCAACCGCAGCCAGGGGGATGTTCGTGGGCGTCGTCCATGTAAACAGACCGCGCACGGTGCTGGAGAAAGGCGAGGACGTAATGCGCTCCCAACCACCAACAGGCAGCAACTTACCCGACTGCCAGCGGATCAGGTTGGCGTCAAACCAGCGCCCCTTGATCTGGAGCGGAGTAGCCGTCCTAACGACGCCTGGCGGTATGTTGAGAGGAGCAAGCGGCATCAGGCTTTTCCAAAGAAGTGATTTAGCGCCCAACTCAGGCCACCGCCCAAGAGAGCCGCAATACCGATCATAACACGAGATCCGCCCTTGACCGCATTGAAGTCGTCGCGGATCTCCCTAACATCCAACTTCAGCTCTTTCACTTCGCGGTTCAGGGTCTCAACATGCGTGAGCAAGGAACCAATCTCTCGATGTATATCAGTGTCGCTCATTCCCGCACCACGCCTTCTGCCGCACGTTGTTGAGTTTTACCTCTTCTATGGTCTGCGGCGTATCTTTCGCAGACCACGAGATTGACCGCCAGACAAGACACTCAGTCCCGCCTGTGCCCGTCGTTTTGGAGCAGCTCGCCACGAGCAATCCGCTCGCGAGCACGAACGTCAGCTTCAAGAGACGCACGCAAGCGTATGATCGCCTCATGATCTAACTCCGCTTTTAGTTCGGCAGCACCTTTGCGTTCGGCTAACCAGATGACGCCAGCAAATACGCCAATGATGGAGATAATAGCCCCTCCAATGGCGAGAGCCTGGATCATTTCGCTACCTTCTTGGCTGCGTAGATCGTCCAGCCGGTCGTTCCAATGGTCAGAATCGCGCCGCTGATCGCAGCCCAGTTCTCCTCGCCAACATAGCGAGTAGCGACGATTGCGCCGACAACCTGGAGGGCTGTGCGAAACAGGCGTTCGAACATATCCTTGTCCATGACGTTCTCCTTACCAGTACTTAGGAAAATCGCGGATCACACCGCAACCAGTTAGGGCGAAGGGGAGAAGCAGGATGAGCAGCTTCATGGGTACTTCTTCCGATCCAGCTCAAAATGCGGCCCGTCCTTCAGAGACTTCCAATCGCCGCCCCAGATGATCGGTACGCCCAGATCCTTCGCCGCAGCCTTCATCTCGTCTGCGATGCGTGCGTAAAGAGTCCAATCCCAGCGGACCTTGCCATCTACCAACGCTGCGACATCAACTGCATGGCCCGTCAGGTGACGGCTGTTCATGGTCTGCGATGCGCCCGCAGCAACAAGCTGCTTCTGGCGCGCGACCGTGCGCAAACCCTCCGTCACGATGAAGTCAGCCCGTTTTCCGGCGAGCCGAACAACCCTCACAAGATCTTTGTGAACACCTTGCAGATTACGCTCTGAGCGAGGGCTAAGCATCACGCAGTCCTAATAAAAAGGCCAATGTCTTCATTATTGAGCGTATTTCCACTCACGTTGCGCCACGTTCCTGTTGCCGCAGAGGAAACCCATTCGCCAGTTGAGTTGCGCCAATATACAGCTCTGACAGTGGTTGTGGTTGCTCCATTCGAAAGCGACGAACCATCATTAGAGAGCATCGCATACGCCCCCACGCCAAGCGCGTTGTTGGTGTTGATGGATACGGTCGTTCCAGCAACTGAGATACCAGAACCAGCAGCGACGGGCGTAGGAGCGGGAGCGCTCGCCCACGTCGTACCGTCGCTGGTCAGCAGGTTTCCGCTTGCGCCAGGAGCTACCGTCTGCGGCGCGCTCGTGCCGTTGCCAAGCAGCACATTGTTCGCTGTGAACGATGTAGCCCCTGTACCTCCGTTAGCGACTGGCAACGTCCCTGTAACGCCAGTTGTCAGCGAAAGGCCAGTGGCATTCGTAAGCGTCAAGGCCGAAGGAGTGCCAAGGTTCGGCGTCGTCAGCGTCGGAGAAGTGGCGAGAACCAGATTGCCAGTGCCCGTAGCAGCAGTAGCCCCAGTTCCGCCCTTAGCAACCGGAAGCGTTCCGGTAACGTCAGCCTCGTTAAGGCGAACCGTCAGCGTATTGCTTGCGCCGTTGATTGTCTTGTTGGTCAGGGTAACTGTGTTGGTTGCGGTGAGAGGCGCAGCACCGCCAATCGTCGTTCCAGCAGGAAGCGTCGTCGTTCCCGTTGCGGTCAAAGTACCAGTAACATTCAACGTTCCCGCGACCGCCAGCGTCTTCCCGCTGCCTACGTTCAGGCCAACTGACGTACCCGTTCCACCAGCCGCGAAGAGAGCGTCAAGGCTATCCAGATCGCCGTTGAGCTTCGTTCCCCATGTATCCTTGGAAGCGCCGACTTCCGGCTTCGTCAGGTTCAGGTTCGTTGTAAAACTGTCAGCCATAGTAAGGCCTCCTCGTCCTTGCGACCAACGGCGAGCCGCTATGAAGCGCCCGCTGCGAGTCCTGAGTTAGCGCCTCAACACGCTGGGAATAGAACTGACCAAAAACACCGATCCGCTGGTCATCGACCAGGAACGGAGCAGCGTGAACAAGCGCGCCGTAGAGATACACATCTGGCGCTTTCGTCAGCAACCAGTTCGTCGTTACGACATCACTCAACGCAGGGATTTTGGCGTAATAAATCAGGTCAATATCTTGGTTCTGCGCAGGAGCAGGAACCAGTCGAATGTTGCCATCCACAATCGTGTAGAAGTTCGGTTTCGTGTAAAACATCTCAGTCGTTACGATGTCGGCATCGTCGAGCGTGATGTATCGCAAGGGCGACTTTCCACCGTCTATTTTCAGATTGATCGCTTCAAGCCAATCAGCAGGCACAGGGATGTCGCTCAAAGTGGACGTAAGCGTGTCCTCAACGATCATCTCCCGGCAACGAAGACGGGTGCTAAGGTCAGCTTCTACGAACTGAATAAACGTTTGGATCTGTGACGTAAGATCCTGCCGGTTCAGGTAGTCAGCTACCGCTGACTGCAACGTCGCGTAATTCGTGATGAGTGCCATCAGCTCGTCATCCAGTGTGTGCGAAACGGCCTCGCCTCGTCCGTCTGAAGCCAACGACGCAGAGCAGCCTTATCGCCTAAAATCCCACGCTTACGCAGATCAAGATACACCATCATAGGCAGGGACGCCACCTTAACGCCAAGGCCATCCGGCGTCTTATCGAGGCGCGAAACCTCGTTTTTGATAGTCTGGTTGTACTCCCCAAGCCCCTGCACATCGACCGTCTGCTCGAAGATGAGCTTCTGGTCCGTGGTCACGTGCATCTTCTCAACAGTACCCGTCAACTCGTCGTAATCCAGAACAAACGAGCCAGGACGATATTCTTCAGCCATTCTACTCCCCATAGTGAAAGGGGCGGGTTTCCCCGCCCCTCCTTGGATTACGAAGCGATCAGGTTGGCGATCACAGCGTGTGCTTTCTCGGACTTAATGCGCAGGCCGTATTCAACCACCATCTCCTTCTTGTCCGAGTCGCCGGTCTTGGCGATGTCGAACGTGCGGAAGGGGCGGAGGTACGAAACCGACGCATATTCCGGGTCCAACACGAAGGCGAAGTTGCCAGGCGAGAAGCGGTTGGGAACAATGGAGACTTCACCGAAGTCGCCAAGGTAGATGTCCGCCGTCGCGATGATCTTCATCGGCTGCGCCTTGGTGTAGTTAATGCGCTGCTCAGCAAGACCGGCGAAGGCAGAAGCCACCGTCTTGTTGTAGGCATTCACCATAAGGATCTTGGGCTCGCCACCCTGCTCCCAGACTTCCTGAATAGCGGTCTTGAGCATCGTCTCGGTGAAGGCAACGTCAGTCGCCGTCGAGAGGCTGGTCCAAGCCGTGTCAGGATAGCCGTTGCCGCTCGCGCCCGACATCTCAGAAACGGTTGCGCCGTTCGCCTGAGAGTTGGTGATGAGCCACGTCGGAAGACCAGCGGTTTTACGAGCTGAAGCCGTGCCAGAGCCAGCATCGCCAGCTTGGTTCGACGTGAGGATCGCCTCCATGTCGCGCTTCAGCTCTTTCGCCTTCTTTGCCGTCTGGTAGGCCATGACGGTGCGCATACCGGCGTTGTTCGTCGAGTCAGCGGTGCCAGAGA